AATTATACACAAAATCCACCAATCCATCATAAGAACCCCAACCATTGCCAGGATTAAACTTCATGTATTTGTCAGGATTAGATGTAAGTATATTCAATCCCTCATACAGTAACTCGGCAATTTCTTTCGCTTTCGTGTAGGGAGGATTGCATTCGTCAGGTCGCCAAAGAATCTGATAGAGTGTAAGACCATTGTCTAACTTTACCTCTGCAGCCATCTTGCCAAGGTTGTGAGTAATGTTACCCGAGTATACCTCAGTGGGTTGTTCGACCATTAGTGAAACATCAAGACTCATACGTGTACTCCAATATTATACCCAATTATACTCAATTATACCCCAACCATCCCTTTTTGTCAAATTATCTTTTTGCAGATAATTCGAGATAATTGATGACCCCCCCCACCTTTGGTGCGAAGTTCGGAGACGGAGACAGAGATGGGTACCCACCTAGCCATAAGGGACCCGAGCCACAAAAGGGGACCCGAAAATACTAGTATTTTACAAACCCCTACCCCCCCCATTCCTAAAACAAAAGTTTTACATTCGGCTCAGCAGTTCTGTCACCTCATCACTCACTTCTGTCTCAGCATCCAGTTCAGCAGCAATCACTAGTGATTCAAGCACCTCTACAATTTTGCGAGTGTTTTCTTGTAGCTTCTCTTTCCACTCAGTGTACTCATCGTAGCCATCAATCTGCCACATGGTATCCAGTAGTTGGACTTGGTACTCAGTAAGACCATCTATGCTAATCACTCGCTCATTATTGTTCATCATGTTCTCCATATGTATCATCAAACATCATCATGACATGCTCATCAGCAATCATGATCTCTTCATCAATCACCATTGTCCTGACATTCAGATCCAACAGGGCACACACATCAGTGAGGCTCATAGTAGTGTCCCCCCCCACCTAGCGATTAATCTGTATATTGAACGAGTGCTTGCGCATCTTGTTGTCATACAGAGTCATGGTGGAAACGATCCCTGTTGCATTGAACATGTTGCTGTACAGTTGGAAGATCGCTTCATTCATGTTGCTGTTGTCACCAACTGAGCGACGCTTGATGCGAGACTCGGTTGTATAGAAAGAAACACCATTCACAATTACTCTCATCATTTTACTTCTCCTATTAAGCAGTCAACATGTAGGTAGCGAGGTCTTTCCACTCTTTGTTGGAAGCACGAACCTTGCTCACAGAGATCAGAGTGCGGAGGGAGATCTCCTTGCACTCATCTTTGATTTCTTTGATCAACTCGATCGCATCGTTAACGATGGTCTTGTCATACTCAGGGAGAAACTCATCAGAAGCAGCGATGGTGGCCATGCGTTCGATTTTCTGGTCAACGTTCATGGACAGATCGATCATCATCGAACGTGAGCGGATCGCTTGATCGATCTTGCCATCATCGAGGTTCGAGATGAAGATCACACGACCTTCGAAGTTGAACGAACGAGGCAGGTCGTCATCACGCATGTCAGAGTTCCAAGAGATGATGCGCTTGCCGTAGCTGTCAAGAGCAGACTTCAGGATGTTCAGTGCAACTGGATCTTTTAGAACAGCGTCACAGTCATCAAATACAACGATGCCTTTGTTGTTCTCGAAGAGAGTGCGATAGAGACCTTTGGGAGTAGAATAACCCTTGACCATACGGAAGCACTTACGCATATTCATAACAGAGCCAACTTGGAATTCAGCCAAGTCAGAGATATCTTTGAAACCCTTGGACTCGAGAGTCTTGGTCACAGTGTAGGTCTTACCCAAACCACCTTCGCCAGTGATAATCGCAGAGGGCTGTACACCATCAGCAACCATGGAGACCAACTGCTCAACAAATTCGAATCGCTTGTTGATACCGAATTTGTCAGACTTCGGCTCAAGAGCAGTGGTACCAACGATCTGAGCAAAGTTCATTTTGGTGCCAGTGATCTTCTTGTAGTGATACTCAACAACGTGCTCGAGATCAGTACCTGTTTTACCAGTCGAGACAATCTTATCGCCAAGACGGATTTCAGACTTGCCGTTACGGAGGGTTTTCACAGAGACTTTCAGAGCATTCATTTTCATTTCCTTTTTCATATTCAATAATAGAATTATGCCTGAAATCCGAATATTCAGCAAGCACTTTCGTGCAAAACCCTACGTTGCATAGGGTTATTAGTGACTACAGTCTAAGTTAGTTAGTACTTACTTACTTGCTACAGTCCAGAGATCTCCAGCTGTGTCAATCTCGTAATCTACGATGCCTACTACAGCTGGGTCATGGGGTACCAGTGGATACATAGACTCGAGTTCTTCCTCAGTGGCATTAGGATGCTCTTTCTGATGTGCCAGAATCCATCTGCTTTTCTCAGCGGAATCACTGCCACTGTTCATGAATCGCTTAGTAGTCTGTCTTAGTTTTTCTTTGTGCTCATCCGTTAGGACACGTCCCTTTGTAGCACAACTGCGAGAGCAGTTTGGTCCTCTCCTACGGTGCTCTACACCACACGCAGGACAGATCTTTTTTCGATAAACATTAGGCATTTTTGATATGTTTCTTCGCGAAATACTTAGAATTCTCACACATGTCCACTACTCCACGGAATGGCGAACACCAACCACAGTTTCGTCGCTCTACTTAGACTACCTATGATTTTAAGGACGAGATGGATAGATGCCTTGAGTAATGATAACAGCACGTGGTCCATTATTCCAATTGCTATCACGAACACCATTCACAACTGGACGTAGATCGGGTACACAGAAGTTTGTTCTTCCATCACCACCATATCTTGTACCAAGCAATGAATACAATGCCTGATTGTTGTTAATAGCCATACATTGACCATTTGCTTCTACTGTTCCTTGAGGCGCAAAGGTAAATGAGATCCATAGTATTGATGCGATAAATGTGTCAATCATGATTGTTTCCTTCTTTAGAGTTATTCCATAGTTCAGCAATTGCAATAGGGATGATTACAATAGCAAAGTGTAGTATTTTATACGTTAGTATGATTGGACTGAGAGCAATGATAATTATACCTTTTAGCCAGAGTTTTATGTCATAGTTTATCATTGTTGTCCCCTGCCCAGATTAGTAGCCAGAGTACCACTGCCACTAGGATTGTGAGTAATATTTGCCAGATGCTCATTCTTCGGATGGGACGTTGCCCTCGATTTCAACAACCACGTTGCCCACTTTCTCTGTTGTGCGAAGATTGTTTTTATTCACACCCTCGAGATATAGAAAGTTATAGACGGCAAGACCTTGGACTTCATCACCATGGAATACATTAACATCTTGTATATCCTCTGTGATGATTCGTTTGGCTAGTTGTTGTAGGTCAGAAATTGCTTGTGTTGAAAGGAAAGACTCACGACCTTCCTCGAATGCGACTGTAAGTAGTTGTTCTGTCATGTTTTACTCCCTTGTTGGACCGAAATACCATGTCTTTACTGGACCATACAACTGTTCTATTAGTTTTCTGGCTTGAAAGACGTCGTTTGCTTGTACTTTTATTTCAATGCTTGAGCCACCAATCTGCGGTACGACTGTTGCTTTATATGTAAAGTTCACTCTGGTTCATCCTCTGGTTCTGGTTCTGCTATTGGTGTAGTATCTTCTTCGCACTTTGGAGCAGACCACCATGTGCGTAGTGGACCATAGCGATCCTTGATTTGTTGTACTGCTTCTTCAACGCTGTTAGCATGAGCAACAACTTCCTTTGCCCTTGTGCCATCCATGTCTTGTACGATTACTGCTTTGTATTTTTTGGTCATACCTATTCTCCTTTGCTGAATATGTACTATTTATTCAACGCTACCTCCGAAGGCACGTATCAAAAGATTACAAGCAGCAATGTATTTGTGATTACCAACCACATCTTCAGGGTGTAGCCAGTAGCCATCAGGGTTCATTTCGTTCTTGGGATTGGCAGTCCACTGGTCCAGTTCTGACTGAAGATAGTCACGCCAGTCTTTTAGATTGGCAACTGTAATGCTGTCTGCTGCTTCCTGAGGTATTTTAAAATTACCACTCACTTTCGTACTCCTCTTCATAGGTTTCAGACATGTCAATAATATCAGTCAAATCCATAGCACCTCTGCGAATGTATGCCTTTCCACCATCAGTAAAAATAGCACCACACTTACATCTTACAAAGTCATGACGATGTGTACTTTCAATTATGTCTTCACATTTACTACATTGGCATTTATTCACCAACACTACCTCTCTCTTACGAATTGGCATATGACACTCCCATCGCTTTCATCATTTTGGATTTTACACGCAGGTTCGGCTGACGGTAGCGTTCAGTAGGTGTGAATCCCATCATCGAACCAATCTCAACAACAGCACCACTGCGACAGATACCAGCATGACAGTGTACCAACACATTCATATTGGTTTCTAATGCATGCTGTAGAAGCATCACAATTTCCTTTGCTTGGCTGTCGGTGATTTTAAAATCTTCATCAAACCCATCTTCGTCCTCGGCATCAAGAAACTCAAAACAATAGACTTCTTTGAATGAATATTTGGTTGGACAAAACTCAGTTGCTGGATCCTGAATGCGTATAAGCATTGTGTTGGTGCCAAGATCACTGTGATGACCAAGATGTACGGCACTCATGCTTACGTTTTCAATCCAGCGTATCATACCAATTCTCTTTTATCAATCCAAATACACGTTCCATTGTACTGTGATGACCAGCTGTAGCCATCACTACCTTCGTCCTCTGGCAGTTCAGCATACTCAGCAATGTCTGCTGCTCGATCCTTACAGTTTTTCTCATCACGGAACACATCAATTAGTTCCGTATCTCCATCGACTACCATCTGTAACACATAGACAAACTCAACATTGCTTTCTGCGATCATAACAACTCCTTCAAAAATTAGTGCTGGTTTTTCTTTATAGTCTGTAACCAGCAAAAATAGACTGCATCAGTTTATGACTCTTTCTTTATAGTCTCTCAGTCAAAGGACGCAACGACCTGTAGAT